CCGAGTGGTTTAAGGAGCTGGTCTTGAAAACCAGTGACTCCGCAAGGGGCCGTGGGTTCGAATCCCACCCTCTCCGCCACCAATACATACAACTATCACGGATTACAACAAATTGTAACGAACTATAACAAACATAGTAAGAATAAAGGTTTATAATGATGTTGTAGAATTGAAATTATAACGAATTGTAACGAATTATAACACAATTTTGCCACCATTTTGCCACCAAAAGAATAAAATAATTTGCCCCCATTGCATGCAGTATGTAATGGGGGCATTTTTCTATTTATGACTAATAGCAGATCCAATTTTATTAATAGCATTATTCAATTCTGATTTCATTTCATCAGTAACATGTGTGTAAACTGCTAATGTAGTACGTGGTTCATTATGGCCAACACGTTCCATGATTGCTTTTAATGGTACATTAGCCTCTGCTAGAAATGAAATATGTGTATGTCTGAATGTATGTGAACTGATTGGTTTATGAAAACCAACTTTCTTTAATATTTTATTTACAAAATGTACATCAAATGGATAACCACCATCTGTTACAAAGATGTAATCAGTTTTTGCAAAACGAGGGTTCCATAATTGTTTTGATTTATTCATGGTAATAAAATGATTAATTATTTGTTTGGCTCTAGCATCTAAAGATACCTTTCTAATTGAATAGATATTTTTAGGAGATGATCTAATGGCCTCGCTTTTTAAACTCCCATAAGAAGATAAAGAGGCATTTACATCAATTTCGGATTTTTGTTCATCATAATCTTGAACACGCAATGCTACCATTTCGCCAAAGCGTAGTCCTGTTAAGGATTGAAATTCACATAAGAGAGCAACAGTCGGATTGATAGCATCTAATTTATTGAGTAATAATTTCAATTCTTTTTGTGTTAGGAATTTATCTCGTTGTCGTTGTACTTTTTCTACATTCAGTACAGGCTTTTGAAGTTCTAGATTATCGAAAAAAGAAATATCATGGATAAATTCCATACGGCGAGCATATTTGAAAGCTTGGCGAAGTAAACTAAAGATAGCTTTCGTATAGGAGTAAGAGCGATTTAAAGAAATAGCATCCAAAGCGTTTTGTAATGTATATGTGTTTATATTTCCTATAAGGATATCTGCAGGTATAATTTCTAAAATCTTATTTTTATAGATCCTGTAATTGCGTTGAGTAGATGGCTTCCTAAATGATTGCCTAGACTCAAGATATTTAGTAAGCAATGTATCTAAAGTCATTTCCATAGCAACATTAGTGTTAGTTGCCTTATTAATTAATGCTTGTAATTCAATCTGTGCAGCCTTATGTGCTTGTCTGCTATTTGTTGCATATGTAACAGATACACGTTTTATCTTGCCGCTATATGGGCAAGTATATCGCTCCAAAAATCTATAACGAGTTTGTCCGTCTTTTGTAGTTCGTGTTTCAACCCACATATAAAAATACCTCCTAGGCTAAAAATAGTATAAGAAATAAGCCTTAGAGGTATGGTATAATATAAATATGCGGTGTCTCTAAGGCATCAAGCCTCTATCTAGTAGTAGCTAGATAGGGGCTTTTTTATTTTGTCTAATATTTTTCTGTATATTGGACTATTTAAAAATATAGTCCAATATAATGAGATATATTGGACTATAAAAATATATAGTCTAAAAAAGATTAAAATATTAGACTTAACTATCTATAATACTTAATAATTTTGGACAAATAAATGTTCTGTTTTTAGCTTTATCTGAACTAATTAAAATATCTTGATCTACCATTTTATTCAAAAGTGTAAATACAGTTTGCTTACTAGCATTGATTTCTTCGATAAGTTGTTTACTTGTAAATATAGGATGCTGAAAAATAAAGTCTAAAATTGGAATGAAGTAATATGATTTTATAGAATCACCTAAAGATTTAAACTGTTCATATAAAGCTAAAATATTTAAAGCTTTCTTGGTATTGTTATGGGATTCAGCAATTATGCCACTTAGGAAAAAATAAATCCAAGATACCCAGTTATTACTTTTAGAAATATTGGCTAAATTATGAATATACTCATCACGATTACGTTCGAAATAAGAGCTCATGTAGAATATGGGAGACGGAATAATTCCACGATAATAAAAGAATAGAGGAATTAGCAATCTGCCTATACGTCCATTACCATCTTCAAATGGATGGATCATTTCAAATTGTGCATGAATAATAGCTGCTTGAATTAATGGATTTATCTCATCATGGTGGAAATACATTTCTAGATTAGACATATAAGAATCTGTTAGTTGTGGAGAAACAGGTGTATAAGAAATAAAATCATATCCACCGATATAGTTTTGTAGTTTTTTAAAAGCACCAGGATGTTTTGTAGACCCACGAACATTATCTAGGAGAATGGCATGCATTTCTTTAATAATTTTTATTGTTAATGGTTCTTTACTATTGGGATTTGATAATTGATTATATGGTGAAATAGTATCTAATGCATGTTTTAATGCAGAACGATAATTTAGAATTTCTTTTAACTCATCATCTTGAATATCAGTTTGGTTACCAGCTTCATGATTAAGAATATCTTCAAGCGTTGCGTGAGTACCTTCTAATTTAGAAGATAACACGGCCTCTTGTGTAGTGATAGGTGATAAAAGCAAAATAGGATTCGGCGTATTAACTAAAAAGCCTTTATATTCACCTAATGCCATATTCGCCTCGGAAGATAGTTTAATTAATTCAGGAGTGAGTAAATTAAAAGTATCAAAAGGTAAACGTTCAGGCTCATATGGTGGCGGTGCAGATCTACGTAATTCTACAAGCCTTTCATCCGTAATATTAGACATAAAATATAACTCCTATAAAATAAGCAACATAATATAATTGGAAAGTTTTACAGTATATGATGATAAAAATCAATAGTTTCTAACATATCATCTGTAAGTTCTTTCCGTCTTACCATGTGTTCAATTAAATTAACATGATGATCTATATGAAAATCATCATTAATGATATGCAGCAATTCATGCTTTACTTCATTACGCATATCTTCAAAAGACATATTTTTGCGAATATAAATATTGTGTACACCTTCATCTTCCCCAGTTGATGAAATAGCTTTCACATTAGGAATATCACACTCAATAATATTAATAATCAAACTAACAACCCCTAATAGTATTATTTATTATGTTTTAATTTTAAAAGCTCAATATATTCAACTGCTTTCTCCATATCTTCTTTAGAAATACCACGTGATGCGGAGAATAATAAACGAGCAGAAGGACGAGTACGAAGGTATTCAGCATATTCAGCGGTTTCATGATCTAGATAATACCCTTGAGAAGTATCATCCTTATCCCAACCAATTAACCATTCTGGCTTTACTTCTAATATAGGAGCTAATCTATTAATAAAATCAATAGAAACACTAGCAATTTTGCCTGATTCATATCTTTGCATATTACTTTCACTAATACCTAATCTTGCTCCTAGGTCAGCTAATGTTATACCTTTTTGTTTTCTAATAGTTTTTATTCTTTCTCCTATTTCTTTATTTATTGTATTTCTTTCGTCGATACTCATAACATGCCTCCAAATAAGAATCGCCCTTACAATCTTATATTACAATAAACTTGAATAAAATTCAAGAAAAATTATAAAACTTTTATAAAATCTTGCATAGAGCGGTTGACAGGTTTTTCTAATAGGCTTATCATGTAACTAGAAACTTGCATATGGTGCAAGTAAAGTGAGGTGAAAAGATGAAACTAGAAAAACTGAAAGGGTTGTTGGTAGAACACAAGAAAACATATGCAGATTTAGCAGAGCTATTAGGAGTGTCTATTACAACCATTAACAGCAAAATGAATGGAAAAACACAATTTGATGTAGTAGAGGCTACAATGATTAGTGATTGGCTTGGATTAGACTGCTCTAGTAGAGTAGATATTTTTTTACACAATAACTTGCATAATATACAAGTTACAAATTAACAGAGGTGAAATCAAATGGAAAAATAAAAAGCCACTAACAAAAGTTAGTGGCAATAGATAGGATATTGGGCGCTCGTGGATGGAGTATTGGTAATGCTCCTCACCATCTATGCGTTGCACCTTACAAAGCATACAAGGCATTTACTTTGTCTTGGCTCAAGGTTGTCCTGTTGCAGCAGGAGATTCCTTGAATTCACCCAATTTGCAATTAGTAATTACTTACTAATGGGACGTATAAACATCCTTTCTTAAACCAAAATCACGGAATTGAGCGATACCAGAGGATTTCGCTAATTGAAGCATTGGATTATTAGCTACATTTTGAGCTAATGCAAGAGCTCCTTGAATTGTTGATTGAGTTTCAAATGCTTTTGCGAATGCGTTATTTTCTGATTCTTTAATCATAGAAATAACTTTACCTGTGTTTCTGATAGTTTCTAATTGTGGTTGGACCACCAAGATGTTATCGTAAAGGTTTTTTATCCTTCACATCTACTTGTTACCAAGTAGTTCAGCATATGTCATTATCCTATCAAAAAACATTATACATGAATAAATAATGAAAATAAAACAAAGAGGTGAAACAAAATGAAAGACTTAAGACAACCAATGAACAACGCTCAACTATATCAAGTGAAAGAGTCATATAAAGATCCAATTGTAATGGAAGTGATTTCCTTATTAAAACAAAAAGAAGGACTTACATATGCAGGAGCAAATGAAATCCTTCTTAGTGTTTCTACTGTATTAGAATATGAAGCTACTTATCTTTCAAAGTTACCGTTACAGAAATAATAGTGAAAACATATGAAGAAAAAAACAATAAAATGCCACAAATGTAATGTAGAAGTACTGGATGGAAACTTCTGTGAACATTGTGGGGCGAAATTAAAACAAGTATGTGATTGTTGGGTGTTAAAGAAAAAATATAATTGTGGTTTTGATGAATGCAAAGGTTATAAGTTGTTAATTGATAGTATCAAGGGAAAAGAATTTTCTTGATGCTTTCAGATATAACATCAGTAATAACATTTTTGGCTAAACTACCGATTTCAGAAGGTAATTTATTAAACAATAATCTTAGTTTTAAAGCGGTTACTTCTGCTTGAGGAGTTTCATCAAAGATGATTGGTAAATAAGACATAAAATGTTGTTTTTCATCAGACTTAGTAATGAAGTCAACATGTAGAAATAGGTTCAAGAAAAAAGTTATGTCCTTGGCAAGCCAACTGATTAAGGAATTACGAATATTGTGTGTGTGTGGAAGTGGCAATAGTTTAAGTAATTCGTCATATTCGATTAACTCAAGAGGAGTTAGTTCGAAATGATTTTTATAATCTGGTGGAATGATTGGGACGTATGGATTTTCACTATAAAGCAAGGATTTACATGTAATCAATTCACCATGTAACTCGCAAAGAAATTCGACTTCATAGAAGTTATCAATAGTAAGTGTTTGATAGATTGCAAATTCTAAAGCTTGTAACTCTTTAATTGTTTTAGTCATAAATTCACCTCCTTTCAAGCTAATTATAACACTAGGCAAGGAGATGCGAAGGAGAGACAAATGGGAAGAAATAGTGATGCATTAATAAATGAAATGCGAAAAGAGGTTAGTCAAATACGAATTATTAAATTGATTGGAGCTAAGAACCTTATTAAAGAAGTAATACATTATGATCCAAGTAAAAACTCAAAATATAAAACAATAATTAACATGATTGATGAAGCAATTGTAGATGAACTTAAAGTCCAAGAAAAGTCAATGCAAGCTTTGAGGCAATAACTTTGACAACCTCAAGAGAAGCTGAACCACTAATCTTACCAAGAGTGGTTTTAGTTTGTTTCCAAATAGAATCATCACGAATTGTATCTAAATAATCATGACCTTCGTTCGTTAATCTAGTAATGGAAATATAAGGTGCTGTTTCATCGATTATACCAATAATAAATCCTGCATCATCTAAAAGAAAAACATGATAAAGGATAAGTTCTTGGTTTTGATGAAGTTTTGCGAGGCTACTCAAAGTCAAAGATGCATCAATAGAATTAGAGTTTTCAATAGCAAATAATATATTTCGAATTAAATCTAAGTCACGTTTCATCATGAACACCTTCTTTCAAGCTAATTATAGCACTAAGAGAGGAGATAAAAGGGGGCGTATAAATGGATAGAAAAAAAGAGCCACATAATGCGGTTCAAAAAAAGTGGATTATATTTAGATATTTTAATGCTTTGAAATACAACAAAGACCAATCGCTAGAGGAAACATTACAAGACATAAGATATTGCACAAGAGTTAACCTAGGAATGTTTGTGATTGCAGTAATACTAACGATTTTAAATATTACGAGAATATAAAGGTTAATATTGCAATTATTATTGTTGTAAATATACCAATACCAGCTAACCATGCAGCAAATTTACCATATTTAGCAGATTCCTTTGAAATACGAAGACTTTCTTCTGCAAGTTGTAATGCATGATTTTCTTTTTCCAATTGATGCAAGAAATTTAAACCGGATACGGTTAGTTGAAATTCATCAGAATCATCAAAATAATAAGGTGCATAAAAATCTTTTGGTATAGTTACAAGTTTAAAGTAGGACTGTATTAGAGAGGTAGTATTAGAGATTGCAGATATACGATCAATAGAATAAAAGGGTGGTTCAACTTTCTTTTTTGGAGTGTTGAATAAATACAATTGGAGAGTTGCATCGTTTAATATGGATACTTCTGCTTTTAATTCAGCGTAAGTTTTTGAATTCCTATTAATGAATAATATTAATTTTTCTAAATTTTCATTGGTTAGATAATGAGCGTGTGAATCAAAGGAATCAAGTTCTTCTTTATAGTTTAAATACTCTTGTTCAATAGGTTTTTGCGATAAATGAAAATTAGAAATCGGTAATGCTTTCATAATCCCTATATTTTTTTGAATGGCATTACTAATAGATTCGGATTTTTTAATAAGTCATTAGTGGGTTTCATAAAAGACCTCCTTTTAAATAATTATAGCAATAAGAAAGGATTAATAAAATGGAAAGTGTTCAACCAAAATATGTTCCTATTAGCACACTAGCTAAGATATGGGGACGGAGCAAGATGTATATCTATAGAAGAATAGATATGATCCGCAATGAAGGTAGATTTAATGAAATCTGTATGCAACTAGGACCACAACAAACACTGGTACATGTAGATAAATTTGAAGCATGGATGAAAGGGCAGCACATGAAGTGGCTAAAGGGGGCATAGAAGATGAACATTATAAATCTAATTACAACCGTGCAATGGTGCTTGGGAATATTGGGGTTAGGACTATATGGAGGAATTGAGCAAGCAGAAGGCTGGCAAATATTAATCAATATGGTTTTAACACTAACAACTGGCATCACAATTTGGATGTTAGGCAGGGTTAAGGAGGTGATAAAACATGAAAGACAAAAGAGAAAAAGCACTAGATCTACTAAAAACATATTTAATGTTTGATGATGAAGAAATGCAAGTTTTAAGGGAACACATTACATCAATCAGCGTAAGCAATAAAAGTGCAAGTTTAGACTTTACTATTCTTGCTAATGGATGCGCTATTTTTGTTAAGCGAAAGACAGGGGAATATGTATTACGCATAACAGGTAAAGGCCCAATTAAAGAAAACAAAGTATATCTTGCATTAAGGGCAAGAGAAATACTGCTTGATGCGGTGATGAATAATGAGTAGACACTGCAGCATATGTGATGAGTGCAATAAAAAAGGCCATGCCTACATACACTGTAGACAGGCCAAAGGGATTATATGTATGGAACATTGCGATGCATGCCAATATTTAGAGATTGAACAAGGTGACATGCATTGCAATTATCCTAGGCAAAAAGAAAAGGCTACTAATTAAAGTAGCCTAATCAAGCACGTAATTACGCACCAAACCTAACGTAATTATATCACACATGGGCATGAAAGACTAGAGAAAAGCTTATTTCAAGGCTTTTCTTATTAACTAGATATAACATATTAACAAATCAACCATGGGGAGTAATTACGATGAGGAAGCGTAAGAAGGTCATATCTAAAAATATGATAGAGGTACTTGATTATCACACATCAAGAACCTATAGGAAGAATGGCAAGCGTGTAAAAAAGAAAAACATCACACCAGAAGCCGTGAAAAAGCAAAATGAAAAACAAGCGGAAGCAATGCTGCGTATGTTGATTGATAATAACTTCACTACAAATGATTGTTATATCACATTAACTTACAAAGAACAGCCTGCTACATGGGAAGATGCAAAGAAAGACATTCAGAATTTTATAAGACGGCTCAAACGTAGATATAAAAAACTGGATAAAGAATTGAAATACATTTACATAGCGGAGGGGAAAACAAGAATACATTTCCACATGATCATCAATAATGCAGAACTATATTCAGATGAGTTGAATGAACTTTGGCCACATGGCATGCATAAGTTGATGTTGTATCAAGGAAGAGCAGAAGATGCAGTGAGATTAGCAAGCTACTTTGTAAAAGAAAAAAGAAGTGCATGCTATTCAGATAAAGAAGATGCATTTAAGCGCAGGTGGAACAGTAGCAAAAATTTAGAAAAGCCAAAAGTAAAAACAGAAATATTGAAGCCGAGCGAGTGGAGGGATTATATCCAACCACCAAAAGGCTATTACGTGGAAACAGACAGTGTAGTTGAGTCTGTATCTGATGAAGGGTATCCTTATAGATTTTACAGATTGATAAGAATTGAGGAGGTAAAACATGGGACTACTAGGAATAGGCATTGTGATAGGAGCAATGCTAGGAGTATCAATAATGGTATTATGCGTAATTAGTAAAGAATGTGAGAAATGGGAGGATGAAGTAAATGATAAACGTAAATGAAGTATTTTTGAGCGGTAACGTAGTAGCAGATGCAGAACTACGATACACAAAAACAGGAAAGCCAGTACTCACATTTAGAATGGCAACAAATAAATATGTGAATGAGCAACAGAGTACACAATATCACAACATTGTATGCTGGGTTGATGCGGAAAAATACAGTGGATTAAAGAAAGGTGATTTTGTATCAGTAAATGGTGAACTAAGAACTAGATCATATGAAAAAGACGGAGGGAAAAGATATATTACAGAGATTGTGGCCAAAGTCCTTACATATGGCTTGAAAGAGAATGAAAGTACACCAAGCAATTTTGAAAATGGGTTTGTAGATGATGATGAACCTATTCCATTCTAGGAGGGAATAAATGCGAAGAGGTAGACAAAGAAAGATATGTAGCCACTCATTTGGGCCAGCAAAAAGCGGTGCGCTATGGGTGAAAACATCATGCCCCAAAGGGAAAACATCAATTAAAGTATTCAAAGGCAAAACAGCAGGCACTTTATATTGGCTGAAAAAAGAAGAATGTGAAGATTGCCCTGCATATAGTCCTACAAAGGTTTATGCAAAATAGGAGGGAACAACATGCAAAGCACAAGCATGGCAGGGGTTCCGATGAATTGCATAAATTGGCTGGCACTAGGTGCGGTAGTATACGGTGCAATGGATAAGCGAAATGCATTAAAAGTATTGGGATTAAAGGAACAAATAAATGCAGATACGTTACAACCATTGATTAATAGAGGACTAAGCCAAAGGCAAATAGCAGAAGAATTAGAAGTAAGTCAAAGCTTAATTAGAAATATTTGTAAACAATTAGGAATTAAAACAAAACGAGGTAGAAAACAATGAAAAAAGTAATGTTAGCAGTAATGGTATTAAGCGCAGTAGTTAATGGTTCATATGCAAGTGATCTAGTTGTAGGACCTACAGAACCAAATACAACACAACCAACAGTAACAGGTTATAACAGTGCAGCACTTGGAGTTAATACAACAGTAAGTGGCACAAGCACAATTGTACTAGGCAGAAATAACAATGTAGTAGGTGATAACAATGTAATCATTGGTGCAAATAATGGCACTATCAACGCAGGTCAAAGCACATTCATTGGATATAACAATACAAGCGTAGATAACAGCCAAGAGCAAACAGTGATTGGTGCAAATAGCAAAGTAGGGGGCCAAGGAGCAATGGCGCTAGGCACTCATGCAGAAGTAACTTCAATTGATGCGGTAGGCATTGGCAATAACCTTGTGGCGGACAAGCCAAATAGCGTTGCACTAGGAACAAACAGTGTAACTGATGATGCGGTAAATCAACTACAAGCAATGGTAAACAATACAACATATGTATTTGCTGGTACAGATGCAACATCAGTAGTGAGTGTAGGTAGTAAACAACGTGCAGGCTTTGGCGGAGTAAAAAACTATGTTCGCCAAGTACAGAATGTTGCAGCAGGCAGAGTGGATGCATCTTCCACTGATGCAGTAAATGGTTCACAGCTACATGCTGCATATGATGCCATTAATACAATGGGTGAAGATATTGATAAAGCACTAGATGCACAACAACAATTCAATACTGCAGTACATAACACACTAGCAAATCATAAGGATGCAATTAAAAATAACACACAACGTATTGCAAAACATGATGCGGACATTGCAAATAATAAAAATGCTATCAAGGCTAATGATCGTGTATTGAAAAATCATGAAGAACGCATTGATAAGTTAGAACATCAAGCAAGCAACACATTAACAAATTTAAAAGCAGACATTAAGCAATTGGACGGACGAATTAATAAAGTAGGTGCAAGTGCAGCTGCATTAGCTGGACTACATCCAATGGGATTTAACAAAGATGATAAATTTAGCACATCTGTAGCATATGGTCACTATAAAAATGCAAATGCAGTGGCATTAGGTGCATACTACAGACCAAATGAAAAAGTATTACTTGGCATTGCAGGTACATTTGGAAGTGAAAACATGTACAACGTAAGCGCATCTTTCAAATTTGGTAAACATAGTGAATATGAACCACAAGCAAAACGTGACGGAGAAATTGAAGCTATGAAAGCACAAATTGCAGAATTAACAGCAAGACTTGATGCGGTAAGCAAATAAAATAGGTGGGCGGTATATCCGCCCTTACCTAAAACTAGGGGGCGAAGTTATGAACAATGTAACAACACTATTTAACAGTAATGAGTTTGGGGAACTAAGAACTATCATTATTGAAAATGAAGTGTACTTTGTGGCCAAGAGCGTAGCAACTGCACTTGGATATAAAGATACTGCAGATGCAATCAGAAAACATATTGATGAAGAAGATAAGCTGCGTTGGCAAATTGCCGACACAGGCCAAAAGAGGGAAACATATTTAATCAATGAGTCTGGACTATATTCCTTGATATTGAAATCAAAGATGCCAAGTGCAAAGAAATTTAAACGCTGGGTAACTAGCGAAGTACTTCCACAAATTAGGAAAACAGGAAGCTATGATCTACATATTCCAAAGACACTGCCAGAAGCATTGAGATTGTATGCAGATGAAGTAGAAGCGCACAATCAATCAAAGGCTATTATTGAGCAACAGAAACAACAAATAGCGGAATATGAGCCAAAGGTTGATTATGTGGACAAAATTTTAAGCAGTACAAATGCAATGACAGTAACACAGATTGCTGCAGACTATGGATTAAGCGCTAAAGCATTAAACAAAATACTACATGATGCACACATCCAACGCAGCGTAAACGGTCAATGGATTTTGTATAGTGATTTAATGCGTAAGGGATATACAAAGACTAAGACACACACATACATGACTACAGACGGAAGATTGGAGTGCAAAGCATCTACACGCTGGACACAAAAAGGAAGATT